TTTCATCTATTCTATCTTTAGATAAACCATCAAACAACATTAATAGATTATGTTGTTCATCACTATAATTTTTAGAATTTAATTTTATTTCTTTAATTTCTTCTTCAAGCTGAAGATTTTCTTTTTTTATTTTCCTGTATTGATTCTGTAAAAAATGAACTTGGTCTATTTCATCATAGTTTAATTTACTTTTAAATTGAAAACAAGATTCTAATTCAGAAAGTTCTTCATTGCTTTTCTTGTAGATTGGGTACATCTTAACTAAATGTATAACTGATGCGTGGTCTGTTTTCTTTCCCATTGAAGTAAAAAAGTTAGCAATACTTGTCCACCTCATATTCATTTTCTTTCTAAAGATATAACAAGCCAATGCCCTTAGTTCTACATATTCTCGTTTTCTAGTATTTTGAAATATATCTACTCCTGTCATTTCAATAATACGTTCTGATATTTTTAAATAGTCTTTATTCATTTCTTAAAATTTTTATTTCTCGTTCTAAATAATCTTTTGCTTTTAATAGATCACCTAATTCATCTTTTTTCTTTCCTGCTCTGACAATATACTTTAAAATATTACCCCTGTTGAAATTAAGTGAGTAATCGTTACATACATCTATAATGTCATAGTCTTTTCCGTTATCGTAATGTACCTGTGTTGCTTTCATTCAGTTAATAGTTTTAAAAGGTTATAGCATTCAGTATATTTCTGTCTTGCTTTACCTTTGTATTCTTGTTTAAATAATTCGTATAGTTTTCTAGTGTATTGGTATTTAGTTTGACAATCTGCATAATACTTTTCTGCAAACCTTTTACCTTTTCCCTTAAAGTAATTTACATTGTCTGCAGTATCTCCTGCAATCATCTGCTCATAAAAATTATACATAGCTTCATCTTCTGATATATCTAGTATTTCTTGATGTTTGTAATGGTAGTTGTACATCAGACAAGGAAACTGCTTGTAGTCTTTATCTATTGATACAATCATAACTTCATTTCTTCCTAGTTCTTCTGATAACTTTTTCCAATACCTTGCAACCATATCATCAGTTTCTACTCCATAACCTACAACACTATCGTAATGTTGTTTTACAAAATCGTGCATATCTCCAAGCAAAGGTGGTAATTCTTGCTTCTTTCTATTGGCTTTGTATTTCTTAGTTATTAGCTTTCTAAAGTTACCTCTAGACCCACTAAATGTAATTACCTTATCAATGTTATAAAGTTCTTCTAAGTGGTTTACAATAGCCATATACTGCTCATCAAACTTATTTCTAGCATCAGCTATGTCTGTATAATACTTTTCATCCTCAGGATGTTCTCGCTTCCTGTAACAACTTGCAAACACTAAACTGTCTGCATCTACTAATAATATCATAATTCTGTTTTTTTATAATCCACAATAACCACTATCACATTCATTAAAATCATCATCAAATAGTTCTGTTTGTTTTAGACTTTTTCTTATGTCTTTGTATTTCATACCATTTTTAAAAGTTCGCTTACCATATCCGTTTTCCTCTGAATCTACAAACCATTGAAATTTATTCGGATGCTTATCACTCATATGTTTTAATAATACTGGCGACCTATGAAAACAACCAACACAATTATTTAAGTAAGCAAATCTTACATTTTTATCTTGCCAATAATTCTCAATAGAATCTTTAAAAGTTGGATTTTCTATTAAAGGAAATTTAGGTTTTTGCCATTCAATATCTGCCCATTTGTTTTGGGTTTTACGTTTTCCTACTATTGCTTTAAATTCTAAATTACCATTTTTATTTGTTTTTTCTAACATTGTTTTGGCTCTCCTTTGTTCATTAGCTCTAAACCCTATCCTCATTTCAACAACTTGATTTATTTCTTTTCTCCACCAATCAAAAATAGGTTGCAACTTCATTTCAGTAGTACAAAACCTTTGAGTAACATTTGGTAAATACCTTTTACCATTTCTTACTGTAATTTCATCAAAAGTCTTTCCAGTCACCCAATCAATCTTTGATCCTATAAACTGTTCTAAATCTAACATTGTATAAATAATCATATCTTCTTCCAAAGTACCAATAAATTCTGTGCCTAACCTATCTGAAACTTCTTGCCTTATTTTAGTATCAGGAAACATACAATTCTTGTCATCTGTTCTAACTAAAGAAAATACATTATAATCAGCAGGATAATTTGCAGCGATATAACTCGATGTTTTACCACCACTCAAACTGTTTACTGTTTTCATAATATATCCTGTATTGCTCCCTCAATATACATTATTGCATTTTGACAAGTGTTATCTTCTGTTTCTCCATTTTCAATATCTTCTAAAGCATTTATGTAAATATACCTTATTTGTCTTTCTAACATAGGAAATTCTGCTATTGACTTCATACAAAACCTTGCTAAATCACCAATGTTTATAGTTGTTTTTTTCTGCTTCATAATTCTTTTAATGAATCTTTAATTGAACTTAAATGCATATCCTGCATCTTTTTATTTTCCTTTACAACTTGATCTACTATAAAACCTAAGTCTTTAAATAAATGCTCTACATTAAAAACAACCCAGTTATCTTTTCCATATTGTATATGTAATTCTCCGTCGTGACAATGCAATGTATTTGTTTCGTGTATATATGTGGTTTTATTCTTTGTCATATTGTGATAAATTTATTTGTAAATAATTTCTTAAATCTGAGTTTTCTTTTATTCTAAACTTAATAGTTATATCAGTTATAGCTTGGTCTTGTTCCGTTCGGTATTCGATTTTTTTTCTAACCTCATCCCATAATGCCTGATTTACTTTCATTTTATTAAAGTTAAATCTAATTCTTTAGCCACATAGTTGATATGCTTCTGTGTAGTTTGCGACCAGTAACCTAATTGGTGTAATTTACTTCCGTCAATTCTTGCTACTATTGTTGAATAACTCCAAACGTTATTTCCTTGAATACTTAAATTTTGTTTATACTTTGCTAATTTATACATCTGTTCTGTTTTTATTTGTTAAACATATTACCTATTTCTAAGCCCTTATTTAAACCCTTTTCAAATTCTTGATTTGCTAGATCACACAAAATATCATTTAATGCTATAAACTCATCTGTTGTTAAGTTTAAATTCAATGAATTTTTTCTTGCAAATGCTTTTGCTAAATTTGATTGTTTTGTTTCTGTTGCCATTTGTTCTGTTTTTAGAATTAATAAAGTATAAATATAATATAAATATACTTATAAACAGAAAATTTAATAACTTATTTTTCAGAAATATTGATATTTATTATACTAGCATCGTTTTCTTCTAGCAAATAAACATCTTTAAGCAATCTTTTCTTTGTCCACATTGTAGTATCAGGGCAATATTTTTTTACAGGTATTGGCATCTGTAGATTATTGAGCCAATATAAAAAGTTGCCTTTAGGATCATTAACAAAATATAATTTAATTAAATCTTTATCCAATGACATTAAAGCATCATACTTGTCTTTTTCAAGCATTTTCTGTTCGTAATACTTATTACGAAATTTCATTTCAATAACGCAGTCTTTTCCCTTTGGGGTTTTACCTATTGCATCGTATCTAGTAAAACCATCACCACACCATTTTAAATCCCATCCATCTAGGTTAAGCAGGAACACAACTGCCTTTTCCCACTTATTAATCTTTTTTAATCCCATTGTTCCAAATGATATTCAAGTCTTTTATCCATTGAACTATTTTTTTTGGGTTACAAGTACAGGGTTTATGGTATTTGTGGTTGTGGTATTTTGCGTGTAGCTGGCAAACCAATTCAAATTCTTTAGTGGATAAGTGCTGCTTTTTTCCCATTCTGAATTTTCTCCAATCAACTCTATCTTCTTTTTCAAATTTTACCATCTTTTAATCTTTATATTATTTAGACTTTCACGTCTTTTATCACAATTACATTTTGTTCCTTTATAAGTATGATATTTTTCTACTAGGTATTTTATACCTGTATATTTAGTTATGTAATAAATTAGATCTCCTAGTTTCATTTGAATTTTGTTAAATGTTTATTATCAATTACGTATGTTTCTCCGAAGCCAAAATCTTTTATTTCTTTTAATTCTATTACTTTTTTTCTTTTTATATGACCTATCAATTCAACAGAGTTTTCTTTTACCCAAGCAAGTACATAATGCTTTGCTACCTTTCTTTTAAATTGATTTGCAAATAATAATAAAGGTGGTCTATTCTTAGAATTAGAAGATTTAACATCTACACCATATTTAAAATCACTTCCTGAATCACCTTTACCAATAGTTAAAATATCTACCTTTTCCCCAGTATGTTTAGAATAAGCAAATTCTCCAATAACTCCAATGTAATGTCTCCACCAAGCAGGCTTGCTTTTAAAGAAATTAGAACTATTTTTTGTATCTGCGTGATTCATAGATCCTGAACGCTTCATTGCTAAATCTTTGCACCAATCTAATTCTTTATCTGTTAATTTAATTATCATATTAATTTCTTCAATTTGTCTTTTACTTTTCTGTATGTATTGTAAAGGGTATAATATTCAATATATGAATTTCTAGAAAAATCTGCTATGCTTTCACCCTCGTTTATTATTTCAAACACTTTCCTATCATACCAAAACATTTTATTTAATTCTGCTTTGATTTTATCATAGGCTTCATCATAATCTACATCACAATCTAATTTAGTATAATTGGTATCTTCTATATTAAGCATTGTAATATTTTTACCCTTACGTTTTAAATCTATGTATAATGTTTTTAGAACTTTATAAATGTAATAATAGTTTATATCATTATCGTAATAAATAATATCTAAGCCTGCTTCTATCTTCGGTATTATCTTTATATACATTTCCTGTACAATGTCTTCAGCTATTGTTTTATTACAGCCAAATGAATTAACAACATTAATCCAAGTCTTATGCTTTTTAGCTAGTAATAATATAACTTCTTTTTCAGACATTATTTCAATGGGTCATATAAATTTTCTACTATTTGTGGTAATCCAAAATCATTAACTTCAAAACTAAATGTATCAAAAGAATAACCTCTAGATCTTCCACACTTTACAGTTACCCAGTCTTTGTTTACCGTATTGGCTTCTAATTGTATAACAGTTTCTGCTTTCTTTTCTAAGAAACTACCTAGATGACCTGTACCTAGTTTTGAACTACCAAAGTTTTGATGTATAACGTTTATTATGTGGCATTTGTAAATTGATGACCATTCCATTAATTTTTGAACTAAATGATTACTTTCTGAAATATTATTGGCATCAGAACATAAGTCTGCAATTCCATCAATAATTAATAAAGATGGTGATTTAATTCTTTCTTTTAAATAGTAATCTATAAATTCAATTCTCATTTTATAGTCTATTGACCTTAATCCAAAGGTATGATAAATTTCTGAATTAATATTTGAGTCCATTTTATGTACCCTTTCAAACACTTTTTGGCAATGCCAAGCACCTTGTTCTGTATCTATATGAATTAATTGTCCATCGTTTCCTTTATGACCTTTTATATTTCCTCCAAATTGATTTTGATCACTTAAATAACAAGATGCTAATAGTGATATAAAAAATGTTTTCTTTGTTTTAGGTGGTGCAGTTACTACTGATAGATTTCCGTATGTACCTAAAGCTATCGGTACAATTAAATCACCATCTATTTTATTTGATTTTACTACTTTCTCACCATAAGATAATGCTACTGGTGGATAATCTACTTTTTCTTTAGAATTTATAAAACAATCTTCTTCAATAAATTGCATTAACATTCTGTGTTCATTCTGTTTTTCTGTCATTTGATAAATATATAAAAAAAAAGGTATAGATTATAAAACCTACACCTTTTTATTAAAAATGGTTAGTCTTAAAATGGTAAGTCTGCATCTGCAGTTGCTTCAACTTTTGCATCTTCTTTTTCTGCTAGAGTTATATTACCATCAGTCCAAACTACTTTTCCATTACCTAAGTAATTCTTTTGAACTTTAGCATCCCTTTCTTCTTTGGTTTGACTATCTAAAAAAGCAACATTGTTTCCATATCTAGTTTCATCCTGAACTGATATCGTAAAGTTATAATAAACTGCTCCATCTTTTCCTTTGATGAATTTTTCCTTTGGTAATTTATCTACTCTAATAGATCCTGTAATAAGTGTACTCATAATTTATTTATTTAGTTATTAATTTCTTTGAATAATAATTTTCTTCTAATCCAAGCCGATTTAGGTAATCTTTCTTTTTTACATTCTTTTGTAATATACTCAAAATCTTCTTGGGTTACTCTAATAGTTATAATTTTGTTCATACTAAGTCTTTATCTGTATTATTAAATTCTGCGTGTTCTCCACAATCAGAACAAATATCTGATTCCCATAGTGGACTTGCTCCACAACAATCTGATTCCATATTATTTCTTTTTAAAGTCATCTGATTCATCTTCTCCAAATACTCCTAATTCATAGAAGCCTGTCAGTTTTAATACTGCCCTACTTAATGCACGTTTCTCTGCCATTTCAGCAACATACCAACTATTGCAGTTTCCATCTTTGTAGTTAGCACCTTTTAATGCACTACCAAAAGTTTCTAGTATTGTATTTGGTTTGGCTGAAAGATATGCATTTGCTTTAAATACTGCGAAGTTAGTTTCACACTTTACAACCTCATAGGTTATAGTAATGTTTTCTTTTGCCTGTATTTTTTCAATACCCTGTCTTGTGATAATTACATAATGCTGATGCTTATAAACATCATCCTTTTGTAAGTCGTACTTTTTGTAAAGTTCTAATAGTTTTTCTCTGTTCATCTTATTTAAATTGATTTGATACTTCTAATTGTGCTTCTAAAAATTCTATCTTTTTTAGTAATGCTTTTATTCTAAACTCATATTCCTCTATGATTGATTTAGACGTTTCTGTTGAATAATTTATTCCCATTAGTCCAAATTTAATAAAGTTGATTTTGCTATCTCTAATCTTTTGTAAATAGCCATTTGAGTAAATGCATCACCATTTAATACTGCGTGATGTAATTGTTCTTCTAAGGTTTTAATTTCCTTACTTAAAGTTGTTCTTTGTGTTACCATACTTTTTAATATTAATTAATAATTCTGTTGAACAAATATAAACAAAAAATTTAATAACTAAGATTTAAAACAAAAAAAAAGGGTAAAAAATTAATTTTACCCCTTTTAATATCAAAGTATAACAGAACAAAGAATACTCAAATGTAGTCAATTACATTGAATCTACAAAGTTTTTATATCTTTTAATCATTTCTTCTATCTCAAAGTTTGATAGCTTTATTATTTGTTGTGCTTTAATGCTTAATCTTTCAGCAGTACCTTGACCATACTTCGCATCTAGATTTACAGAAAACTTGTATTGTTCTCCATACTTAAATACATTACATCCTGCACATTGTACTTGGCAATTTACCTCATTCCATCTAGTTGAATAATGTTTTCTAGATTGAAAATGTCCGTTTTGTAATTTCTTCCAATGATCTACTTTGCCACAAGTAAAGCAGGTAGCCATTTCATCTACTGAATTTTTAAGTCTAATATATTGACTAAATACAGTATCTAATTTTTTAACTAATTTACTTCTACTTACCTTTTTATTCGATGGCATTATCTAAGATTTGTATAATATGCCTGATTTCACTTCTTTCAAATTTACCCTCTACCTTTCCATTATATGTTTCTAACTTAATTGAATACATATCTTTTTCTTCTTTTTTGTCTTCTTTGTAAAGGTGGTTTACATCTAATTTGAATTGCATAATTTTTAAA